ATCCAAGCCATTAACGCAATCTCTTCTAATGAAGAAATGAATGAAGTAATTGATCTTATTAAGATGAAGCAGAAGCAGCTACGGAATATCAAAGCACGAAACGTTAAGGCTTCTATTCAAGTTGGTGATAGTGTTAAAGTTAATGGAAGGAACGGTCTTCGCATAGGAACAGTTGAGAAGATTAAAGTTAAGAAAGCTATTGTCATGATTGATGGTAGACTATGGGATTGTCCACTTACTATATTAGAGGCAGCGTAACATGATTATAATTTCAAAAGAAAGTCCGATCACCGGTCAGACGAATACCATGGCTATTAATACGAATGCTAATGAGTATAAGCTATGGAGTGAAGGCATGTTAATACAACAAGCTATGCCTAACACCACTACGGATGAACGTGAGTTCCTTATTAGTGGTTGTACTCCTAGTGATTGGGAAGCGATGTATCCGACGGAGGAAGAGGTATGAAGAACCTTGTGAACGAAATAGTGGTACAACCACGTCCAATCGAGCCGCCTTTGAGTATGGCATATTGCGACTATATAGCCCATACTCTAGTTAGACCCTCACTGTTAAATGACTCAGATACTCACTCGGAATATCCTCTAATAACAGAAGTAGGCATGGTCAGTATGGATCTACATACGGATGGATACATGTTATCGACACGTAAGACCATCTTATGTAAAGACCATAACGGTAAAGAGTATCGCATTGTTATAGAAGAGGTATAAAATTTTTTTTCTCCGGAAAATTCGCTCAGATACCTTGGTGAAAATAAAGTGAAAATAAACCTTTACATCTATATAGATCTATGTTATAATAGTATTATCAAATCAAAGGAAACAATGTATGTTAGATAGAATTCAAATGATCAAAGCAGCTGCGGAGAAGAATCAAGAGAGGCGGCTCATGAAGAATACTGTAGCTAAATTGGATAAACGTAAGAAGAAGATCGGCGAAGAAATGCGGTTACATAAAAAATTGACTCGGTCTGTACAGAAGGCAGGTCATCAACAGCCTGGATCTCTTGATTGTTTTAAAGAAGAGAATATGTTCTATACGGATAAAGAGACGCAGGACTATATAGCTGGTTCTTCTTATATGGAAGTTTATAACGAGATGAAAAATGACTGGGATTAATCAAAGCAGGTTCTTAACGAGAGTCGTAGCTGTTCGTAAGGCTAGGGATGCTGCAAAGAATCCTGAATTCAAACAGCTATGGCATAACATTTTGTCTAAGCTATTACTAATGGATGGAGAGAATAATAATGACACAATACACTGAAGAAGTAGCTATGGTTCTACGGCGACAAGCTGTAGAGAAGTGGGCTAAGGGTACTCAATATATCGCAGCACAAGACGGATATATCGAGACAGCTCTGAATGATGGATCAGTTACACGTGAATACCATCGAGTCTCTCCATGTGGTAACTACGGACTAGGCGATAAGATAGTCCTCCAAGAAGCGGATCCCTTTGAAAGACTATTGGATTGCGCTCCATTAACTTTAACCGAGTAGTATAACAGAAGAAGGGGCGTCGACCCAATGGCATATTCAAAGGAAGTATTAGACCACTACGAAAATCCACGTAACGTAGGAACTATGGATGATACAGATCCGAATGTCGGAACAGGTATGGTCGGCGCCCCAGCATGTGGTGACGTCATGCGTCTACAGATTAAGGTAGACGATGATGGTATTATCATTGATGCTAAATTTAAAACATATGGTTGTGGATCAGCAATTGCTTCCTCCTCTCTATTAACAGAATGGGTTAAAGGAAGAAGTCTTGACTCAGCATATACTATTAGAAACACTCATCTTGCTGAAGAATTAAGTCTACCACCCGTCAAAATTCACTGCTCAGTATTAGCAGAGGATGCAATTAAAACTGCGATTGATAATTATAGAGGTAAGAAATGAAACACGGTGCAATGAACTATACTCTATGTGGAAGAAAGCGTAAGACAAATGCTTGGAAAGCACCTAAGCAAAAGAAAATGGAAGAATATACATGGTCTACTCCAGCTCAGTCTGATGTATTTAGACGAGAGACTAAAGAGTATCCATCGGCCTCAGCAAATCCGGTCGCTCTTCCTATAGAAGATACTTCTTATAAAGTTGAAGAATCAAAGAAGTTTACTGTCGCTCCTTCTTATAATAAAGGAGCATATCAAGTAATACCTAAGGGAGATGTAAAATGGATTGGTCGATAGTGTTAGAAGTAATAGCAAGTATTGTTATGTTTGTGCTCATCGTGATTTGTGTATGGGGTGGGTTTCTATTAGAGAAAGATAAGCACGAGGCTTGGAAAGCTCGTAAAGCAGAGTGGAATAAGAATCATGAATAATTATATGAAGATCAGCGAAGTCTATGGTAATGGCGCTCGTTCAAGTAGACGAGCTGAAGTTGTTCGCAAAGTTGGTGTAGATCCTCGGGTCTATGGAATTCGTATGTACGTTGAAGGTAATCTATTAGAGATGGAATGGATGCCTGGGTACAACGAACAGTACGCAGCTGATGCTGCTGAAAACTTTTGTCTAGGAATTAAAAATAATTTTGACAAATAAACCTTTACTTTATCTGATAACTGTGTTATAATAGATCTATATTATTTAGGAGAATAAGTATGGCTGAGAATAAAGCTAGAACTAAAATGCGAAAGAACAGGGTAACCATTGACGATAAGTTTATGGGTCCTGAACCAGTCTTTCAAAAAGGTGAAACATTAAAGGCAGAGAACCGCGGTGTTCTATGGGGGCTTGGCGCTCAATGGTATAACTACTATTTTAAGTCAAAGGATTATGTACCCTCAATATTATCATTTGCTACTGAGCAATATAATTATACCAAGACTGATATAACTGCTTTAAAGAAGCTTAATGACTATGAACTTACCGGATACCTAGGTAAAGTTGCTAAGCTTCATTATAGAGGGTATGAGTATAATAAAGCAGAGTTTGCTAAGTTCAAAGTTGAACTTGATGTATTACTTGATAAAGCTCATAAAGTAGTTGTTGAAGAAATTGAAGAAGATAAGAAACCACCTAAAGCTGTTATCTCTATTCAAGATCGTCAACGAATGAAAATCATTGATACTATCTATGGTGATTGGGATGATGTTGTATGCGCATGGATTGAAGGTGACTATAAAGCTACCATGGATACTTACACATTGTTTAAGACATATGATCTTAAAGGATCTTGTAATAATATCTTTAAAGAAATGGTTCTATTAGAATACAATAGCATTAAAGATGCTTATGATAAATCATGTGAACAGGCTGTTGAAGCTTACGAACATATTAAAAGATCTAATCTAAAGAAGATGCTTAATACTATGGAGCTAATCTTCTCTGATCTAGACAAACTTAAGGTTGCTAATAAGGCTACTAAGATACCAAGGGCTAAGAAACCTAAAGCATCTGATGTACAAATTAAGAATCTTAAGTATAAAACTGAAGATATTGATAACAAAGTATCTTCTATTAATCCGGTTATGATCCCGGGTAAAGAGGTGTTGTTTGTATATAACATTAAGAGTAAGAAGCTGATTCAGTACGTGACAAATTCTACTAAGGGATTTGAAATTGCAGGTACTACTATTAAGAACGTCTGTGAAGAGCAATCTAGAGCAACAACTCTTCGTAAGCCAGATGAAATGCTTCCTATAGTGTTAAGCAAATCAATTAAACAGATTGATAAACAAGTATGGGATGTAGTTACAACTAAGATTAATATACCGAATGGTAGAATTAATAATGATTGTATATTACTAAGGGCACTATGAGTATAGACTTAGAGCAAAAGATTATGACACGTAAAAGATTTTCAGCCGCCGTAGAACATTTAGTATCTAAAGGTAACATGACTTATATAGATGCTGCAACATATATCATAGAGGAACGAGGTATGGACTATAGTAATATTAAAAAGCTATTGTCCGATTCTCTTAGAGATAAAGTAGAGAACGAAGCTACTGATTTAAATTTAATACGTGGACAAAAAGCGGGGAATAAATTACCGGTATGAGTACTGATCCATTCGCTTCGTACGCAATGTATAATGCTTTAAAGTTACACTTTGAAACTGATGGCTATGATGCTATCAAGTATAACTTTAAGACATCGGTAAAACCAACTTCTTTCTTTAAACGTAAGGATAAGTACTTCTTTGCTAAGCTAGCTAAGAAGCATGATAGAGATCTAAAGGATTACTACATCTCTAATTTTAAAGCTGGTCTGAGTTACGTCGGTGACATGATGGACGAAGATGGTGAAAGGAACTATAGAGACTTTAAACGTATTCGTGAGAGTATTCACAGAGTCTTTTCAATTGATATAAATAGAATAGGAGAAGAGGATATTGAATTCAATAAGTTCTTTGAATCGATTGATAATCAACATCCTCCTATCATAAAGTTATGGTTGCAAGAAGAGATTAGTTTAGAGACTGTTGTTATTCTTAATACCATATTGGGGTTTATACCTCGTGAATCTAGTAAGATTGATGATACCATTATATGGCCTGATATCAAACGGAAGATCGAAAAGTATACTCCCTTTGTAAACTTCAATAGAGATAAATGTTTACATTTATTAAAGAAACAGTTTACAAACGCATGAAAGTGTGTTATAATAGATCTATATTATGAATAAAGTGAAATACAATAGAAACAGCAATACTGCTGTAAAAATAGAAATGGGGAAACCCATAATACAATGCATATACGGAGAAAATATATTATGTCATTTGCAAACCTAAAGAGCTCGCGAGGCTCGTCAATCGACTCACTCGTAAAAGCTGCGGAAGCAGTGTCTACTAAAACTGATTCTAAGTCATACGACGATGATCGGTTTTGGAAACCTACTAGAGATAAAGCAGGAAACGGCTATGCTGTTATCCGATTCTTACCATGTCAAGAAGGTGAAGATCTTCCTTGGGTAAGGTATTGGGATCACGGCTTTAAAGGTCCTACCGGTCTTTGGTACATCGAAAACTCTCTAACTTCTATCGGTCAAGAAGATCCAGTTTCAGAAGCTAATTCTGTTCTATGGAATACTGGTCGTGATGAAGATAAGGCTACAGCTCGTGATCGTAAGCGTAGGTTACATTATGTAAGTAATGTACTTATTGTTTCTGATCCGTCTAATCCTGAAAATGAGGGTAAGGTGAAGCTTTACAAATTTGGTAAAAAGATCTTTGATAAAATCATGGATGTAATGCAACCACAATTTGCAGATGAAGATCCAATCAATCCATATGACTTCTGGGAAGGCGCAGACTTTAAGATTAAAATTCGTAAAGTCGAAGGTTGGGTAAACTATGATAAGTCAGAGTTTGCAGCAGCAGCACCTCTCATGGGTGGAGAAGAAGATCAGTTGGAAGGTGTTTATAATCAACTGCATTCTCTTCAAGCCTTTGTTGATCCTAAGAACTATAAGTCTTATGCGGAATTATCTGCTAAGATGAACAAG